AACCAACTGGTCAAGTATATCTTACTTATCCAACTCAAAAGCAGCGGAAGTGCACAAAATGTGGAAACTGTAAGGGGTTTTTCTAAATGAAGCTTACAGCAAAAATTAAAAAAGCAATCATGGCACATGCGGATGAATGTTATCCACAAGAATGCTGCGGCGTGATAGTTGGTAAAGAATATATTCATTGTCGCAATATTTCTAAAAACTCTGATCAATTCGAAATCCATCCAGAAGATTTAGCTATAGCAGAAGACCAGGGCGAGATATTAGCTTATGTGCACTCTCATCCTGATGGAACAACAAGAGCTTCGGAACTAGACTTAATTCAGATTGAGTTACATCAAAAGCCTTGGGTAATTTGTTCCTATCCGGATCTTGATTTTCAAGTCTACGAGCCTTGTGGTTATCGCGCCCCCTTAGTGGGGCGTAATTATATTCATCTTTATCAGGACTGTTATGCACTAGTCCGTGACTTTTATGAACGTGAGCTAGGTATTAAGTTGCCAGACTTTGAACGAAAAGATGGCTGGTGGGAAGACAAAGATCATCCATCACTTTACCTTGAAAATTACAAAAAAGCAGGTTTCTTTGAAGTTGATACACCGCAGTATGGCGATATGCTTGTTTGTCGTGTTGGGCGTACCGAGCATCCTAATCATGCGGTAGTCTGGCTAGGAGATAATGGAGTTTTAAAATCTGAACAAACTGAGCATTGCATCGGTTCAAGTTTAATCCTTCATCATCCGTATAACCGTAAATCTGTGCGGGAAATATATGGTCAGCAATGGCATGAGCGCACTGTGAAAATCTTAAGGCACCGAGATGTTAAAAACAATTAAGTTGTACGGCATTCTAGGGCAAAAGTTTGGTCGTGAATTTAAGCTCGATGTCGCAAATACGCGTGAAGCCATGCGTGCTTTATCAGTTCAGATCGCTGGCTTTGAACACTTTATGTTGCATGCTCATGAGCAAGGCCTACGCTTTGCCGTATTTTTAAAATCAAAGAACTCAAGTAATAAGCGAGGCAAGAAACGCCCAGCGATTTATGACCATGAAACTAAGCGCCTAATCACTGGTGACAATATCGGTGAAGAGCAGCTAGACATGAATACTGAAGCAGACACTATTCATATCGTCCCGCGTGTAATGGGGGCTGGTGGCAATAATGGGATTTTGCAACTTGTACTTGGTGCGATTCTGATAGCTGCTTCATTTATACCAGGTATTGGTCAGGCTGCTCAGGTTGCATTGATAGGTGCAGGTGCTGGCATGGCTATGGGAGGGGTTGCATCAATGCTCATGCCAAAAATTGATAATACTCAAGACCAAAACCAAGACGGCAACCGTGCCAACAAAGGCTTTGGCGGTGCAGTAACTACAGTTGCACAAGGTAATCCTGTTCCAATTCTTTATGGTCAACGGGAAATCGGCGGCTTCATTATCAGTGCTGGTCAATATCCAGAAGATCAGATGTAAATTTTAATTAACAGGCGCTTTCTAGCGCCTTTTTTATTGCGTGAGATTTCTTATGAATGCAGTAGTAGGCGCAAAAAAGGGCAGTAATAAACAACGGCAACCTGTCATTTCACCAGATTCTGCTCAATCGAAAACCTTTATCAAGGTTCTATATGGTTTAGCTGAAGGAGAAATTGAGGGGCTAGCAAATGGGCTTCAGTCAATTTATTTAGAAGAAACTCCTCTTCAGAATGCAGATGGAAGCCTTAACTTTGAAAATGTAAAAGTTGATTTTAGAAATGGTACTAATGATCAGGAATACATTGAAGGTTTTCCTGCAGTAGAAAATGAAACTGCTATCGATGTGGAGCTGAAGTCTGAAACACCGTGGGTTCGAGCTTTTAGCAATCTTGATCTCGATGCAGTACGTTTACGTTTAAAATGGGGGCCTTTACGAAGCCAAAATGCTACAAATGGTGATGTGTCAGGCGTAACAATCGAATATGCAATAGATTTACAGACTGATGGTGGTGTCTGGACTGAAGTACTAAAAACCAAGATTTCAGATAAGACTTCTGAAAATTACGAGCGAGCACACCGCATTGATTTGCCTCGAGCTGATTCTGGTTGGCTTGTACGTGTACGCCGTCTGACGCCGAACTCATCTTCTGAATATATCAGCGACAAGATGTATATTGCAGCTGTTACAGAAGTGATCGATGCGAAATTACGTTACCCAAACACAGCATTATTGGGCCTTCAATACGATGCTGAGACTTATGGAAACGTTGCGAAAGTTGCTGCAGATACAAAGGGAAGAATTCTAAAGGTTCCTACTAACTACAATCCCGCAACACGACAATATGTTGGGATGTGGGACGGTACTTTCAAAGAAGCCTATTCTAATAACCCGGCATGGATCTATTACGATATATGCACAGTAGACCGTTATGCTTTGGGTGACCGATTAACCCCGCTAATGGTTGATAAGTGGTCTTTATACCGATTAGCACAATACTGTGACCAAATGGTGCCAGATGGACTTGGCGGACAGGAACCACGTTTTACTTGTAATGTTTATCTTCAAAGTGCCGAAGGTGCCTTTGAGATTTTAACTAAGTTAGCTGGTGTATTTCGTGCGATAACGTTTTGGGATGGCATGAGCATTATTTGTGATGCAGATATTCCCCAAGATACTTATTTCACATATACGCGTGCCAATGTCATTGATGGTAATTTTGAGTACGCGGGAACCCGTGCACGAGATAGACATAATGTCGTTAAAGTAGCGTGGGATAACCCAGCTAATCACTACAAAACGGAATATGAGTTTGTTCGTGATGAAAAGGCGATTGCTGAAGCAGGCCAAGTTCGTATTTTGGAAATTGATGCATGGGGTTGCACTTCGCGTGGACAAGCGCAGCGAGCAGGCTGGTGGGCTTTAAAGTCTGAACAGTTGGAAACCCGAACAGTTAGCTTTAAAGTTGGTCTAGACGGTTATATCCCGTTACCAGGGAAAGTAATTGAAATTGCAGACCCATTGTTCGCTGGTCGAGCAAACGGTGGACGTGTTTCTAAAATCTCAGCAGATCGTAAGAGTATTACCCTTGACCGTGATGATGTGGTGGCGGTTGCTGGTGACCGACTGATTATTAATGGCGAGGATGGAAAGGCTCAAACTCGAATTGTTCAATCGATCTCGGGTCGAGTGGTTACAGTTACTCATGAGTTTGATGCTATTGCCACACAAAACGTCTGGGTGATTGATGCTCAAGACTTGGCAACAATGAAGTTTCGAGTGATCTCGATTACTCAAGACGAAAGTCATCAATTTTCAGTGACTGCACTTCAATATAACCCAGCCAAGTTTGATGCGATTGACAAGGGTGCTTATTTTGATGAGGTTCCGATTTCGATTGTGAACCCAACAATTCAGGATCCTGTAACTGATGTCGTAATTACTAGTGAAAGCCGTATTGATCAGGGTATCAATGTGGCGACCATGATAGTGTCTTGGGCGCAGGCTAAGGGCGCGGTTAAATATCTAGTTGAGTGGCGTAAAGATGATGGGAGTTGGATTAAGCTTCCAATAACCGGCAACAACTCAGTCGAAGTACCAGGTATTTATGCGGGTCAATATCAAGCACGAGTAACAGCGATTTCAGCTTTTGAGATAGCTTCTTTACCAGTTTATTCAACTTTGACTGAACTCTCTGGAAAGCAGGGTTTACCTCCAAAATTGGCATTTATCCAAGCGACAGGAATCTTATTCGGTATAAAACTTGATTGGGGCTTTCCATCAACTGGTGCGCTTGATACTGCTTATACAGAAATCCAAGTTTCACCAGATGGTACCAGCAACATTGCTCAATTGGGCTTATTCGCTTATCCAACAACGACTCATACTCTGCAAGGTTTACAGCCAAATCTGACTCAATTTTATCGGGGGCGTTTGATTGATAGGATTGGAAATATTGGGCCATGGTCGGATTGGACTCATGCGACAACTTCTGCCGATGCAACAGATGTTCTTGAGCTTTTAAATGATCAAATCAGTGAGTCTCAGCTCAACCAGGATCTTAAAACCAAGATTGATCATATTGAGACTATTGATGCTGAAATAGGTCCACTTAAGCAAGATATTCAGAATACGAAAGATCGGATTGCACAAGAAGTCATTGATCGTCAAAACGCTATTCAGCAAGCTTCAGATGGCCTTTCACAGCAAATCATTGCAGGTGATGAAGGTGTTCTTGAAGTTGTAGAAACGGTCAAGAAATCAAGTGATGATGGTCTTGCAGCGGTTCAGGAAGATATTCGTGTTGTTGCAGATGATCTTTCATTAGTTGCTGAAAAAACAGATGGTGTGTATGCACAACTGAATCCTGCATTGATTGGCTCTGAATCAGATCTAATTGGTAACGATCAAGGTTTTGCTGGCACATGGTCTGTTCAATCGGCAATGATCGAAGGAGACTTGGCACTTAGTAAGCGTATTGATACAACGGCAGTTGAGTTAAATAACTTACAGGCTTATGCACAACGAGAAGTACAAGCACGAATTGAGGGTGATAGGGTAACTGTTCAAAAAATAGATAACTATATCGCAAGTAATGATAGTGCTCTTGCAACTGTACGTGAATCTGCACAGGTAGCAGTTGATCAGTCATCGGCAAATGCTGAAGCAATTGATTCAATTAATCTTGAGCTTGACGATAAAGCTTCAACTGGTGCACTTGAGCAAGTTAAGTCTGATATTAAGAATGTAGATGACAAAGTTATTGCCCAAACTACAAGGATTGATGGAGTTTACGCGCAAATCAATCCTCCGTTGATCGGGTCAGAATCTGACTTAATCGGAAATGAAGGAGGTTATGCAGGCGTATGGTCAGAGCAATCTGCACGTATTGAAGGCGATTTGGCTCAATCTAAACGTACAGATCAAGTTTCTGCACAAATGAATGAGAGCAATGCTTTGTTTCAGCAACAAATCAATGCAAATGCTAGTGCTATTTCTTCAACGATAAAAGTAACGGAAACGTTGCAAACAAAAGTCGGTGAGAATAGTGCGTCTATTCAAAATGTCACTGAAAGTGTGGATGGTATCTATGCTCAGCAGTTTACCAAGTTCGATGTAAATGGCCATGTTTCTGGTCATGGATCAATGAATGATGGTACGACTTCAACTTTCATATTCAATTATGATGCAATTCAGTTTGGTGCGCCTGTCGGTGTTGATGGTGTAGAGCCAAAACCATTAATGACACTGCAAAACACTCCAGTTACTTTGCCAAATGGCACTGTTATTCCGCGTGGTTTGTATGTCGATAATGGTAGTTTTGGATATATCAATGCCAATCGGATCTGGGCAGAAAACTTAAGTGTTATTAGTGCGGACTTGGGAACAATTAAAGTCAAAACTGCGAATATTGAAGATGGCGCAATTGATACTCTAAAGATCAAGGATGAGGCTGTAACTGTACCGATAGGAGTTAAAGCAATTGATATCAAAACTATCAATAGTTTTTCAGGAGGATCAACTGGTGGGTTGCCTAATAATGATTTTAATAACCACCTATCAGCGTGGGAAAATCATATAGGTACACTTTTACAAGTAACGTTAAATAGAAGTGGTGGAAAAGTTAGAATTGATGCTTCAGTAAATATTTGCACACCTACTTTTGGCGCTTTTAGTGTAAGTGACGGACGAGGTAATCCAATTGCAGCTAACGATAGGGCAATGGCTTCCTTTTATATTTCAATATATAAAAATGGGTCTTTAATTGGCAGAGGCTCTCTGGGCGCGAATATTGAGACTGGTAATATTAACGTTAATTTTAATGGTACAGCGGTTATCGTTTCAGCTATTGATGATAACAGTACTATTGGCAATGTTACCTACACACTTAAAGCAGGATTTGCTCGACAGGAGGGCGTTAATATCCCATTAAATGTGGCATCAAGAAGCAACTTTATGATTACTTCAAGAACATTAAGTGTAATTGAAATGAAGAAATAACAGCACCCAATTGGGTGCTTTTTTATTGCCTAAACGAAAGGGGGAAGGTATGA